CCCGAGAAAATATTTTTTATTGATATCGAAAAAGTAGGGGAATTTTTAAAAGAAGATCAATCCTGGTGCGATGTGATTTGTATGCAAAACAAAATTACCATTATCCAACTTGAGCCCTTTATAATTTCTTTTGTCGAACTTTTAAAGTCCCGGGGCGAAACCGGAAAAACTCCCAACGATGCAAAAAGTCATTTTGCGAACTGGTTTAAATGCGAACAAACAAAAAAGCAAAAGAAATTAGGCTCTAACATCGCAACCCTGACAGGAAAAGAAATTTACACTAAATTTTAAAATCATGGAAAGTTACAAGGATTTATTGAAAAAGCATAATATGCAGGTTCCTGATGAAAGGGTTTATTTCAAAGTAGGGGGTGCGAAAGAGTTAATTTCAAAATCTTTTACTGAGTTCGTTCCGGCTTTCAAATGGACAAAGGAGTATGAACAGGTATCCGATTGGTTGGAAGACAACAAGGGGTTAGGTCTATTCCTGTACGGAAATTGCGGTAGGGGCAAGACCATGCTTGCAAAGTATGTTATTCCATCTATTTTAATGGCTGGAACAGGTAAGGTACTCAGATACTACGATGTTCAGGACTTAAAAACAAGTTACGATGAAATTCTTTCAAAGAAATTATTCGCACTCGATGATGTTGGAACGGAAGAGGTAATCTTAGATTATGGAAACCGGAAAGATGCATTCTGTGAAATTATGGACTTTGTTGAAAAGAAATCAAAGCTAATCGTAATCACATCTAATTTGAATTACGAGCAGCTTGTAGCGAGGTATGGAGTCCGAATCATGGATAGGATAAAAGCAACTACCAAAAGGATTTTGTTCGAAGGAGAGAGTTTCAGATAGATTACAAAACAAATAAATCAAGTAATATGAAATACACAGGAATATTCTCCCTGAATCAATCTAACGGGGGCACACAGGAATTAAACACCTATACTGACACCGTAGAGTCTTTTTGTAAATGGATAGCTGTAATCAGCCTTAAAATGCGAAATTCATATAAGTTAATCAAAATAGAAAAAATATGAAAACAATAACAATTAAACAGCCATGGGCATCGCTAATTTGTAAAGGAATTAAAGATGTAGAAAATAGAACATGGCCAACTAAGTTCAGAGGGCGTATTTTAATTCATGCAGCATTGAAAGATTTTGATTTCAGAAATTCAATGACTAGTGAATATCAAAGGGAGTTCATTAAAGAAATTAAAAAACCTTACATAAAAGGGGCTATCATTGGAAGTGTTGAAATAATTGACTGTTTGAAATCAAAAGATAGTCTACACAAAGCATGGGGTGATATGTATTGCTTTCATTGGGTTCTTGCTAATCCAATTCTATTTCCCGAACCAATACCAGCAAAAGGAAAACTTAGTTTTTGGGATTATCCTGGAATACTTGCAGAACCTGAAGAAGAAGACGGTGAAATGTTTTGTCATTGCCAGCTCCCGGTAAAAGAAGTGAACCAGGTGACCGGTGGTTGTGGAGACTTCAGGTGTGCGTATTGCGGTGGCAGATGGTATAAATAGAGCTTGTGATAATAATCAAAAAAAAATAATATTCAGAATCTAAACATACCGGCATGATTTACACACCAAAAGAATATGCAAAAACTTTCCCCATAAATAACTCCTATGTATCAGAATCAACGATCAAGAGAATGATTAAAAAAGAGATACTGCCTTCCAAGTGTAAGATTATCAAAAAAAGTAATCGGTATTTAATCGAGGTAAAATAAGACTTAATCCGTATTCTAAAAGGGTACGGATTAACTTGTGGTCGGTTTGCGTTCACAATCTTAAAATTAATGATGTTTATGCGAAAGATATTAAATATTTTTACATATGAGTTTTAATTTACGGTAAAATTATGAAACAATATCTACAGCCTAACACAACCGGTCCGGTTAATGGAATACTTGTTAAATCACAGAGAGTAGCAGATTTGTACCTGGTTCACAAAGACAAAAAGAAAAATAAATCATTCGATTATGAAAAAACCGTACTGCCTTGCTCGTTGTGCGCTTTCTCTTCCGTTCCATTTGACTGCTGGGCCGGTAACCCATGGAGGCCTGCATGCTGTTGTCATGATAAGGATAATGCAAGTAATGAATCACTTTATTTTGTAAGGGTATGAAAGTAGGTGATATAAAGAATAAGTTCGTAAGGAATCTGCTAATAGTTGGTTTTTTAAACGGTATCTTTTGGATTGCGGTAGTTCTCATTACCTTTATTATAGGGATAATTCAACATAGTTTAAATTGATATGGAAGAAGTTAAAGATATTAAGCTAACAGCTAAACAGGAACGATTCTGTTATGAGTACTGTGTTGATTTTAACGCTACTCAAGCAGCCATCCGCTCAGGATATTCTTCTAAGTGTGCAGCTGAAATTGGAAGACAGAACTTGATAAAAGTTGAGATTAAGTCAAGAATTGCAGAAATGCAAAATAATCTGGCCGAAACAGCCGGGATATCAGCATTAAAAATTATCAATGAACATTCAAAGATTGCTTTTTCAAGTTTTGCCAATTTTAAGGATGGTTGGATGACCTTGAAAGACTTTGAGAACTTAACAAATGCTGAAAAGTCTTGTATTGCAGAGATTCAAACGAAAGAGTCCCGAATTATCAACAAGGACGGCGAGGCAATTGTCGAGGAATGGGTTAAACTAAAGCTTTACGATAAACAAAAGAGCTTGGATAGCCTGAGTAAGATATTAGGGTTTGATGCACCTTCTAAGATTGAGGTTAAAACAAATATCAATCTTTCCGATATTGAAACGGTATTCAGATAATCAAAAAGGAATCAAAAAGAAACGATATCTCCCAACTCTTTATAAACTCTCCCGGGACTTATAAAAACAAAAGCAATAAAATTGCGTATTTCACTATCAAAATGGCAATAGTAGAATGTATTGATAAGTTCAAAATCTTATATGATTTGCCAGCAGGGACCAGGATTGTAATTCTTATCGGCGGTCGTGGAGGCGCAAAAACGTATGAAGCAAGCAAATACATTGCTTACCAGTCTACAATCAAAGAAAAACGCTGTGTTATCCTTCGGGATGAAAAAGAACAGATCAAAGAATCCATTCTTTCCGAAATAAAACAGCGATATGCAACGGCCAACGAGAACGGCTTTTTAGATCAATTCTATGAAGTCCAGGAAAGCGGGATCAAAAGCAAGAAGACTGGTGAAATGTCTGTATTTACAAAAGGATTCAGGGCATCGGATAATCAAAAGAGAGCGAACCTCAAGGGGGTATCACAAATTGACATAGCGGTTATTGAAGAGGCTGAAGACGTCAGGGATGTATCAAAGTTCAATACCTTCAGTGACTCACTCAGGAAGGATGGCAGTTTAATTATTATTATCCTGAATACCCCAGACATTAGGCATTGGATTATTAAGCGATATTTCAATATAAAATTAGTCGAGGATGGATATTATGAGATATCACCTAAAACATTAAAAGGTTTTGTTTGCATTCAGTCAAATTATACGGATAATAAGTTTTTGCCGGATAACATTGTAGCCCAATATAGATCATATGGGGATCCTGAATCAGTCAATTATGATTTACATTATTATCGAACGGCTATTTTAGGACTTGCATCAACAGGGCGAAAGGGTCAAATCTTAACGAAGATCAAACCGATATCGATTAAGGATTATTTAGCGTTACCAATTAAAGAAACGTTTGGACAGGATTTTGGAACAGCTTCACCGGCGGCCCTTGTCGGGGTTAAATTCGATAAAGGGAAAGCATATGTAAGATTACTTAATTACAAACCTCTTCCAGCTTTAGGACTTGCTAAGATCTATCACACATTAGGATTCAAAGCAAGCGATAGGATAGTAGCGGATCACGCTGACAAGGACGCTATAAAGAAATTAAAGGGAGGTTTTAAATTCGATGAAATATCTGAATCAGATCGGTTGAAGTTCCCGTCTATTCTTCACGGTTATTTTGTTGTCGAATGCTCAAAGGCCGGGGGGTTAAAGAATCGAATATCATTGATGACAGGGCTACAGCTTTACTTCGTGGAGGAAAGCACGGAACTTTGGACTGAGTCTGCTAATTGGTGTTACGCCCAGGATAAGTACGGGAATTATACCGACGAGCCAATAGATGACTTTAATCACGCTTTAGACGCATTAGGCTACGTCATTGTTGATAAATTAGGAAAGAAAAGTTTTGATATTTACGGTTAAAAATAAAGATATGTTTATACCAATTTTAGCAATTAAAATAATTGCAGTAGTAGTTATCTCGATTATAATATTCTATTCAGGATATTGTCTTGGTTGTAGTGTAACAGACAAGCACATGAACGATCATTAACATGAAGAAAGCAATTATACATGAATTTGATCCAATGATATATCCACGAACATTATGGGTGTGTGTTGGATGGGATAAAAAAGTTATTACAGATAGATTTGAACCAGTATATAAAAATGCTGAAATAATGTGTGATGATTCGGTCGGAACTGTTATTCCTGTCATTGAAAAAGAAACCGGATACATGGGCTGTGTAGTTGCTTTTCGCTCTAAAAAATACGCTACTACCCAAAATATAACGCATGAATCCGTACATGCATCTGATTACATATGTGAACAGTTAGGTATTGTGGGGCAAAACTTTATAGACTGCAATGAGGCTTATGCTTACCTGACAGGGTGGATAGCAGGCTGCATAGATAGGGCTTTCAAATCACGATCAAACAGGCTTAAATAGTTAAAAAGTTAAAAACAACCTCAACCAATTTCAATACCTTATAATTTTGCTGAACTAAAATAAAGACCATGGAATTAACTGAAATCATTGAAATTATAAAATGCAACCCGAATAAGGAAAACATTTCTTACGGTGTTGAACTAAACGAACGTTTAGATAAATGTATTTCAGGTGAGAACTTGGATGATTTCTTTAAACGAAACGAATACTTCGAGACAAAAGAGATTCATAAGGAACGAAAGAAAACAACTTCTAACAAGGATCTGATTGGCCGGATACTTCAGAAAGAAGAAATGGTCTTTAATGCCCGCGGAGGTTCATGTATCTATGAGGGGATTACTGAGGACCAGCAAAAGAAAATCAATATAACTATTGACAACTTGAGAATGGGAATGAATTTGCGTTCCTGGATAAAAGAGTTTGCCAATAGGGCCTATGAGATAGATCCCATGGGCGTTTGTTTTATCGAAAAGGACTCAACAGGTAATCCCTATCCTACTTATAAGAGCATTAAATCTGTTTATGACTATCATTCTAACGGTCAGTCATTGGATTATGTTTGTTTTACTCTTACCAATAAAGAGGCCGATGATTTCGAGGTACCCGATGTAGAATTTGAGAAACTAAAACCGAACGATCAATCAAAATACTTTCGTTTCGTTGATGAAACATCTGATTATATATTCAAAAAAGAAAATAATGTTATTTCGTTGGTCGAGTTAAAAGAGGATGGAAAGAAGATGACTTTTGACCATAAGTTTGGGAAATGCCCGGGAATCATATTCTCTGATATCCCTTACATAAAAAATACACAACGTTTCGTTTCAAAACTTGATAAGATCATAGAGCTTGCAGAGGTATATCAATATGACCGATCGGTAAGAGATCTTACTAAGAAGTTCCACGGATTCCCGAAACATTACGAGCCTGCAATGAAATGCCCTAAGTGTACGGATGGCTATATAGGCGGCGTAATCTGTCAGGACTGTAACGGAACAGGAAGAAAGAAGATAACAAGTGTCTCCGATACGATCGTTATCCCGCTCGAAATGCTCGTTGAGAATAGCTCTATGAATGTTGCTAACATATTCGGATATGTAACACCACCCATCACAACATGGGACAAACAAGATGATTCTTTGAGCGACTTAGAGAACCTAATGATGGACTGCTATTGGGGCACTGATAACCGAAAATTCAGTAAGGGTGCGAATTTGGGTACCACGCTTCAGGAAACAGCAACTAAGACTATGACGAACCTACAGCCTGTTTATGCACGACTTGAACGCACAGCAGAATGGGCTGAGAAGTTCGAGAATAAAGTAGTTGATTTCGTAGGGATAGCTTTATTTGGAGAAAAGTTCAAAGCAACCATCAAATATGGACATGATTATATCCTGGAATCAACTGATCAGATCTATGTCCAGTATTTAGAATACAAGCTAAAGGGGAGCCCTCAATACATTTTGAATGATTACCTGGAAAGGTATCTAAGAAGCAACTATCAAAATAACCCCATTGAGTTAGCGGTAGCCCTTAAAATGATGGAGGTAGAACCTTTTATCCATTACACAGCTGTTGAATGCTTAGCCTTGAACCTCGATGATCAAACTATGAAAGAGAAGGTCTTCTTTCCTGAATGGTATAGCTCGCTTGGTAATGATATTCTGTTTTCAAAAGATGTATCTACCTTAAAGGGGTTACTAACAACTTTTGCAACTACGAAAGTATTAAAAGCGGTTACACCCGTCTCTAATCCCTTGGTCAAAGATATTGGAATCAAAGTATTAAATAACGGTCAATAAAAATTCTCCGGATGTTCCGGTCTATTATAAACAATCAAAAATATGAATGCGAAAAGAAAAGAAAAAGCAGTGAAAGAATTTGCAATGTTTGCAGAGGATGAATTACTTTCTGAAAAACTTATTGAAGCCGGTTATGATCCTGAAAAGGAAATACCCGAAATTATTGAAGCGATTAAAACAAGGGCACAAGGCGGTGTTAAGTTTGATTTGCTGGACTTGTTCTCTGAAGAAGATGAAGACGGTCGAACCGTTTACACTGAATCAGAAAATTGGAAGGAATACCAGAAAGAAGCCGCAAAGTTAAGCGGTAATGTTCTAACGGATTATTTAAAGGTTAATGCCGTAGGTTGTTTCCGTAAAAAATTGAACTCCGATGCCGTGGCAGTTCAGTACATGGTAGGTCTTAGACTTATCAAAGAGAAACCACTTGCAAAAACACGCATAGAGGTTGCCTCAGCTGTTCGCATGAACGCTCAAATCTGGAATACTAACAATCATCCGGATAGTTCTGTTTATTATCTTGTTGAATCCTTAATCAACTATTAAGATGCTGAAACAGGAAGACAAAGACAAATTGAAGGCATTAGGTTTTGATGTCGCTCAGTTGGAAGCCGGCTTTAAATCAGAAACGGAATCCATTGTTACTATCCCGATAGGTTCATTCTTTACAGATGAAACGATTTTAGCCCGTGACAACAATAAAATTGAGGAAGGTAAGAAAGCCGGGATTATTGAAGGCAAGACTGCAGGTTTTGAAATAGCCCACAAAACTATCATTGAAAAATATAATCTGAAAGACGTTACTAAAAAAGACGAGACAAGTAAGATTATCGAAGCGTTGACCCTCTCTCAAGGGAAAGGAGACGAAGGCTTGCAAGGTCAAATCCTGGCACTGCAAAAAGATAAGACTGATTTAGAAGGTAAGATTATAGCAATCGAAGGAGAAAAGAAAACCTTTGAACGTAATGCGAACCTTTTAAGCATGCTACCAAAGTCCCGGTTAAACACCTTGAATGATTCTGAATATATTTCACTCATTCAAAGTTCTATTGAGGAAGTAGATGGCAAGATGGCAATCAAACTGAATGGCGAAATCTTACGGGATAGCAAGACTCAAGACTTACTTCCGATGCAGGACGGTATCACTAAACTTTTTGAATCTCGCAAATGGTTGGATTCAGTACAAGAAGGTGGTAGGGGCGGAAGTGATAAACTTGGAGGTGCTGCAGGTATCAAAACGTTTTCAGGAGCTACTGAAAAGTACGTCAAAGAACATGGTGAAGGTTCAGACATGACACCGGAATACCGATCTCACATTGTTGAGCTTGCAAAAGACCCAACCTTTGATATGGAGAAGTAATGAGTACTAAAGCTAATTACAAGGTAATAAAGCACGCACAGGGCATTGTACTTGGAACAGGTGTTCCATTGGAAGCAAAAACAATCAACCGGAATGATTTGTGCAAGTGTGGATCCGGAAAGAAAGCAAAGAAATGTTGCGGATGTAAAACAGTTTATTACGCATAAACAAATAAAAAGCCTTGGACGGGCTTTATAAAATCCAATAAAATTATGAAACGATTCATTTTCATTTTACTTGCTTTGATTGGATTGTTTGCGATGCAATCACAAGCTAAAAGCTTAGACAGGTCTACACCTTGTCATTTCATCCAATGCGGAAACATTGACGTAGGTATAGCAATTCAGACCGTCAATGTAATCGTTCCTATGGACGGTATAAATTATTCTTATTCAAAGTTAGTCATGAATAGTTCATGCACGCAAACCTTCAAAGGAATGCTCGTTGCATGTAGTGGGAGGGATGTTGGTTGGCAATATCATAATTATTCATTGGTACTTGATCCGATTAATAATAAAGTGAAAACAGGGACCAACTATAAAAACATAAGCCGGTACTTCTGTTCTCTTTCTTAAGTTATAATAAAGAAAAAGCGATTCTATTCAATTAGGGTCGCTTTTTTGCTTAAATAGTTAAAATAGTACTTTTCAATTTTAAGAAATAACAAAGATTTATATTTGCATTGTCTTTGTAAGACTTCAAGGCTGTGCCTCTATCCTATACTCGTCAAGTTGTACTTGTCATCCAAATTTTAAAAATCAAATCAAATGCCAAATTATGTATTATCAGCCTTAGCGAAAGCTCAGGTTAAAGCATCTCAGGAGTTTGGAGCAAGCGAAACAAGGGCGATCACTCCAACTGTACTTTCGATGGCGTGTGCAAATACCAACGCTACCATATCTCAGGCCGAACAGGAACGTGTTCACGAAAAAAGAGTAGTAGATATTACTTTCTTCCAGAAAATTGCAGCCGGAACAGACACCGCAAAACAAGCTGCACATACCGGCTCGAAAGGTGATTCTGCAAAGGTGAATTTGAACTATGTAACAATAGTTGAAAAATTCTCTATCAATGCGAAACTTTCAGATAACAATGTTTATTCTGAACAGGAAATTTTCAATAACCAATATATTCAGGCTTGGAAAAATGCCATGTCGAGAATGAATCAGGCCGGACAGGATTACGTAATGGCTAATCGTTGCCAATTAACTGCAGTTGCTTTGGCAACTCCTATTAATGCTTCAGGTGCTGGAACATGGAGTTTGCCAAACTTTGCTTTGGAAGTTGCTCAAGCCGATAAGAATTTACGCCTGTTGAAAGCTGAATCTTTCATGAAAGCCCGCTATTTCGATGGCGAGTATGATGTTATTGCCGATCTGTCTACAGAAGCCGCAATGAAACAACTGTTATTTCAGGGTGCAAACAATGCCGTAAATACTGCATTTCAGTTTGGACAATCGAAAATCGTTGCTACTCAAAGCCTGGTTAGTTCCAACTATCCATTAGGAGCGTTTCTTATCATGCCTAAAGGCGCACTCGCTTGTGTTTGCTGGAATGATCAACTGAACCGCAAGAATACGGACAAAGGGGCTGCAATTGGACTGTTCACTACTGTTACCGATCCATTTGGCATCGGTTGTACTGCTGACCTTTCTGTTTATACCGGTCGTATTGATTCAAGCGCTGACACTGTAGGCGGATCAACCCAGGACCTGAAAGATGAGTACGAATTGACTCTCACTTGTGCATTTGCATTCAACCCACTGACAGCAGCCGGCGACGGTGTTGCTCACTTGGTCGGACTTACTGCATAATCATATTATTTACTTTATTCAAAAGGGGTGGTTTAAAAAAGCCTACCCCTTTTTTAATACCTAAATTCATGGAAAACCTAATTGATAAAACATATTTCTGGGGCGAACTCAAAATACCAGGTCTTTCCGATCCTGAAAACGAAGCGGAATTAAATCTTTTCATATCTCAATATCAACAGGAGTTCTTGACAAGGCTACTTGGTGAACCATTAGCATTGTTGTTTCCTGGCATTCTGAAAAGTTACATCATTGATGATACACGGAAACTTTCACCGCTTGCCAATTACGTGTTCTTTTACTATCAAAAGAATAACGCTACATTCTCAACTACTGCAGGGGAAAAGAATATGCTGACTCCGAATACTTCTATTGCGGACGACCGCCCGAAAACGATTAACGCCTGGAACAAGATGGTTGGCATGAATCAAATCATTCACCAAAAATTGTATGAAGTAAATATAATTACCGATCCAAGCGATTTAACAGTAAAAGTCAATTACCTGAACGACATTCTGTATCAGGTAGGAATAACCAATTACCAACAAATCGTACTTCAGAACAGAAAAATATCTATTCAGTTGTTCGGGGGTATATTTTCAATGAAAAACATTTATGATATCAACCTATGAAAATAACTTCAAAGCATAAAGTCAAAGACTTATCAAAGTTCGCATTCTTATTGGATCACTCCGATACGGATTTAATGAAAGAGGTAGGAAAGTTTGATTTGCCCGAAAAAATAGGCAGGTACCCGGTTAAAGACTTCAATGAAATATCAATTGAGGACATGATTATAATTTGGGGTATATCTACCCCTGAACAATTAACCGAGAATTCAGCACGCATATTCTTAAGGGTAGCAAATCAAAAAATTGTTTCATGTCTTCCTTTAATTGACTTTCTAAGATTAAATATTCATTTAGAAAAAGTATCGAAAACAGTTGCAAATGAATTCAAGAAATTGTCTCGAGAACATCCGGATCCAAAAATTAGAAAAATACTTGAAAAATACAAAGGTTCTGCTTTTGACATGATAGACAGATTCAGAAAACTATATCCGGCATATAAAATTGATGAGATTAAAAAATTAAGTTGGAATGATTTTTTACAAGCTTTCCAATCAGATACAAAAAGTAACGATATTCAAATAGAGGTAAACGGATTATGACAAACTTAGACCAGACCATAAAAACAATATTTGATGCCAATAACATTAAAATATTCCCATGCAAGCCGCTTACGAGCGGACAACTTCAAGTTGGTGAGATTAAGCAGGAATTTAATTGTGTTGTTGAGACATACTTAGATGAAGAAGACTTGGACAATGGAAAAGTAAAGCTCCGTTCCGGATTCTATATGTTTGTCTCTATAAAAAAAGACTTAGATGTTTTGGAAGATGTGAACCCAAAGCAAGAGGTACTTTCAAAACTATGTAGGAAAGTAATTAGAGAGCTTCAATACACAAAATATAACGTAAAATTAGAGGGAAAGCTAATAGCTGGCATTTATAATACAACGGCCAACGAAACCGGGAAAGCCTTTACCCTGACATTTGAGTATTTACCTTAAAATTACATAGCTTATGTTTACTGTTGAAATCATGCAAAAAATCATTCAGGAAGAAACCAGCATAACGATTAATAAAATCGGTGCCAATATCTTCATGAATGGAATAACGTGGGCTGGGATCAATCGGAACGGACAAAACATAAGCGGAGGGAAGACCGGACAAAATGCATCGGGTAAAACAATCCAGTCTTTACGAGGTGAAGACAAAGGCGATGCACTCGCTATTTACGGACGTGATAAATTTTCACAACTTGAAACGGGTACACCACCAAATTCAGGGGTTACCATGGATACGATCTATCAATGGTCAAAATTCAAAGGGATACCTTTTAAAAATGATAAAAGCCGATTTTGGTTTTCTCATTCAGCTTCAAATTCTATCAATGAGAAAGGAACATTACTATTTCAATTGGGAGGAAGAAAAGATGTCTACACAAACGAAATAGAGCCGCTATCTCAGCGATTGACTCAACGAATAACAGAACAGATCATGACTACAAAATTAGTCGAAGAAATAGCCTCAATTTAAAATTATGAATACATCAACATTCGGATCAGCCAATCAGTACTCAGTATCCTATCCAGATAGGCGTATTTATGCGTTCAATCCTAACATTATTCAGATCACAGGAACGGCAATACAACAGGAGGTTATTGTTACAACTCCTACAATGTCACTTAGGCGTTACACAGGGCCCGACATGAAAGTAAAGTTTCCTATTCAGGCAATACTTCAATCATTCTTTGTTGGTGTTGAATTTGGAGACGTAAACGCTCCAATCGGAAATACCTATTTGAACAATGCTTCAAAAGCTACGGTCAGTAGTAGTATTACGGTTCAAATCGGGGCGGATTCAAAAGTATTACCTTTTGATGTGAGCTGGGGCGGGTTAAGTCGTGGAGAAGTCCTCAAAGATGTAGAAACTATTTATCAGTTTGGAAACCTTCCTTTGACTGTAACGCAAACAGATGGTAGCCTATTCTATGTTTATTCCAAAACAATGGGTGATACTTTGCCCGGAGTACTTCCGTTTCAATTGGCCTATAATCTCCCTGTTTCTGGCTTTGGTTTTGGAAAAGAAATCTATTTAAATAATTTTCCTTCCTACGCTTCCTTTAAGGACTTTTCAATGCAAATAAAGGTAGGAGAAACTGTCATAAAAACATACAATGTCATTAAATCCGACTATGTAGATGGTATTTATCTTAGATGGATTGATTCACATGGAGCGTACAAATACTACATGTTTAACATGGGAAAGACATCCCGGCAAACAAAAGACGGAGTATCATTCAATCTTTACATCGATAACATAGAACCATCATCCGGAGGACTCATTAAGGGTGATTCTCAACTTAAAAACATATCTTCAAATCCAATTGATGTGTGTGGATGTACGGCAGATGTTGACCTGCAAAATCATTTAATTGACCTGCCAAATGCTATAAAAGTGTGGAAATACATGAACGGTTCGTGGTTCGAGGTTCAAAAAATAATGAAACCTATCGAGATTGACCGCTTGCAGCAAAATTCCCTGATTGAACTTACGGTTATTAGTCCTAAACTTTTCACACAGCAATTATAATGGATGATTTAATAATTCAGGGAAAGCTAAAGGAATTGTACATTAATGGACAGTTGGCAGACATCCAGGATGTAACTGTCATTCGTAAATACACATCTCCCTATTTCAGCGATGCAACAAAGATATTTCAGGACGGCACCACCACGGTAACGCTTCCAGTTACTGATAATAACTGTATAATATTCGGTTATGCCAATAGAGAGGATATGTTCACGGATAAGCCCTACATAGTCTTAAAGGCTTCCTATTACGTGAACGGATTAACCATATTTGAGAATGCAGATACTTTCCTGTTGTCTGTATCGGATGTTTTTGAGGTACAATTTACCTGGGGAATCAGCAAGGAAAAATATCTCCCTCTTTTTACAAAAAAACTAAATAAAATAGCAACCAATGGAACGACAATTTTAGAGTCTGACTGGGTCGTGAATTGGAATAAGACAGATATGTATGCTATCGGGAAGAAATATAAGTACATTGATTATATTTCATACGACTTAACGCAAGATATGATAACGATTGGAGGGGTTGTACAGCCCACTACGGTAGCGGATGAACCCTTTCTATCAAGTCAAAAACAAATGACCTTACACCCGTTTATCGAGGCGAATAATATTTTAGAACTTATAAAAAGCGATGCCGGCATAATTGACGACTTCTCAATATTAGAAAATGAACTTTCTAATATTGGTTTAATATTGGGAGGAAACGCAGATGGTAAAAAATATACATTAAATAATCATATAGCCTCTGCTACTGTTGGGATGAATGCTCAACCTATACCCATGCCAAATGCCAGTTTTGATGCAAACAATATTTTACTTACAACCGGATCCGCGAGCAATTCTTTTTACTTTAATCCTTATACAATGGGGCTTGATGGAATAGTTCTAAACGTAACCGTATCAATATACGTGGATGACCTATTAACTGGAATAGATCTGAAGGAATTTGGTACCGGATTCGAAACAACTACAAAGAATCTTACCTATGAAGTTACAAGGCCCGGAGGTCCAAACACAAACTATCTTTATAAGTTCTCATTTCCAATAACGAATAGTTCAGATAACAAAGGTCATTACTTCAAAATATTCATAAATGGGAATTCGTATTCAGCAAAAGGAATTTGGAATTATGATATCTCATTTGATTATACATTGTTGAATTGTATTTTCGGATTTAATGACTCGATCGGTTTATACGGGAAAGGTAGATATGACTGTCTGGCTAATCTTCCACAGATTACAGGGATTGAATTTATTCAACAAATGTTGATCATCACCGGGTATTCGATCGGACATGATGAAAATGGGAATTTTAAATTTTATACCCTGAAGCAATTTACCGATAATCTGCATGATGGGAATGTAATTGATTGGAGCGGTAGAGTTTCGCTAACTCAAAAGGAGTATTTTATATTTAATTCAAACTGTCAAACTAATTGGATTAAATACAATAATTCTGATGCAATAACCTACCTTAATAAAGATAGTTTAAAAGTTCAAGACTTAACACAAGCCTTAGAACAGGACTTATATAAATTGGATTTTGATTTAGCAGAAAAGTCATCGAATGGTAATTCTAAATTCATTCTTTATAATCAAACGATAAAAGAATCAAAGTCAGGAACCCCGGAGGTAGTCACAAAAAGTTTTGATTGTTCTTTTTCGGAAAAACCGAGCGTATTGGTAGAAAATGTAAATGGATCGGCATATAATGAGCCTATATTGCCAAACGATACTCCTTCGATAACTTCTCTTTATAATGTATCTGCAATAGATTCAAGTACCCTTGTGTCATCTCAGTTTTATAATATCGGACTTTGCCCGGTAGGTAGTAAGATTACTAAAGTAGATGGAGCTGTTACAGATATCACGATAACCGGAATAAACAAAAGCAGCGGTTCAATCATAACAAGCGGCGGATTCGCTGCAGGATCACATACGATTGAAATAACTGCAAAAATTCAAGGATTTGTTTCAAAATATTATTCAACTTATCAAAAATTAATTAACCGGCCAATTGTCAAGACAGTTGAAGTTAACCTTGATTTCTTTGAGTCTGCAAATTTGGACTTTTCAAAGCCGATTTATATAAAAGAATGGGGTAAATACTGTTTACTCCTTGATATTGTATGCCCGGACAACGAAGTATCAGTAGCCAATTTATTAATCATTAATCAACAAATCTAATGAGCGAACAAAAAATTATAGATATTAAGATAAATTATAACGATGCCATTACAGCCGTTGTAGCTACTAAGACTCAAATAAACGAATTGACTAGGGCTAATAATTTATTAGGCAAAGATTATGCGAAAAACTCAGTAACTATTGAAGAAAATAAGGTCAAAGTAAAAGACCTTACGGCTCAATATAATGCTAACAGCAAGCAGTTACAGCTTTCAATGAATGATGTGAAAGGAACTGAAGGTGCATATCAGAAACTTAACCTGCAATACCAGGTTTCAGCCGCAAAGGCAAAAGATCTGGCAGCTACTTATGGTGTTAATTCCATGGCTTCAAAATCAGCAGCGGCTGAGGCGTTAAACCTAAATGATAAATTAAAGGCTATTGATAAAACGGTAGGTCAAAATCAAAGAAGTGTTGCGGATTATGGTCTGGCTACCGCAAAACTTCCTGGTATATTTGGGGAAATGCAAACAAGCGCATTGGCTGCATATGAGTCAATAGGTCAAAAATTAACCGGAATAAAATCACTTATTACTGATTATTCAGCAGCATTAGAGGCTCAGAAAATAGCTCAAGCAGAGGCTGCAATAGCTGCTGAGATAGCTTCGAAGGCTGAAATGGAGCTTGCATTGGCAGAGGCAGCCGGAACAGCGACAGCAGAACAGGCCGCAACTGCTGAAGCATTAAGAGCTACGGCTACAGCTTCAGCAACTGTAGCTACTGAAGCGGGTACTACTGCAATGAAGCTGTTTAAAATAGCGCTTGCATCAACAGGAATAGGATTATTAGTTGTAGCGTTGGGGGCGTTGGTTACTTATTTCACTTCAACAAATGAAGGGGCTAAGCAATTTCAGCGGGTAATGTCCGGAGTAAATGCTGTTATCGAACAAGGGTTAAAATTTATGGGCTCCTTAGGAAAGTTGATAGTTGATGTTTTGACAGGGAATACTAAAGAATTAGCTAATGACTGGGAAATGGTGAAGGATAATGTTGGAAACGCAACGGAAAACATAAAGAAAAACTACGAATTAGGTAATAAATATGCCAAAGACAGGCAAATGATTGAGGAACGTGATAGAACTTGGATGATTGAGCGTACTAAATTGCAAGGAGAATATGATCAAATATTGTTGAGTATCCGAAATAAAAAACTTTCACCGGCACAGGCTAAAGCGGCGGCTGAACAAGCAAGGGCTATTGGTGAAAGTATATTTCAAAATGATTTAAAGATTGCAAAGAATAAGGAAACGCTTATTATGAATGAGCAGTCTTTGAATTCTAAAAAAGATAAGCAAGCCATTGCCGACTCCCATAATAAAGTACAGGAAATTATAGCAGCTCATAACCGTCAATCTCAAACTATCGAAAACCGACAGGCGGTAGTGGAGATAAGAGGGCAAAAAGCATCTGACAAAGCGATTTCGAGAGAAATTGCAACTACTGAAAAAATACTTACTGAAAAGGGAAAGATCATAGATGCAGAGGATAAAAACTCTTTGATCTCAGAAGAAATATATAATAAGAGAATAAAAGAAATACAAGACTTATCAGTAGAAGAATATGCTAACCTGGATAAAAGAGCAAAGTTCGAAAAAATGACAGATGATAATCTGGAAATTGCACGGGAAACTATCAAGCAAAAACAAATTAAAAGACTCCAGGATATAGCTACTGCAAGAACAAATTTGCTCATTCAGAACTTACAAACTGAGTTAAAGATAATTGATCTCCACAATCAAGAGTTACGATCCGGAAGAGAAGTAGCGTTTGAGGAACAAGTTTCTGACTTAGACAGGAATCTTAATGCTTCACTCGAGCAGAATAGAATCAAATTAGAAAGCGATAAAAGTTATGTTGACCAATCAAAACTAATTTATCAACAATACGCAACTGATAGCGCCTCGATAGAGGCCCAAAAAGAAAAAAGAAAGTTACAAAATAAATCAGAGCAATATTCAAATGAACTTGACTTAGTCCAGGGTAACATTGATGCCGAGTCTGCAATAAAGAAAAAACAGCTCGATGCTCAAATGAAAGAAGAGTTAAAAAATACGACTCTTACTGAACAGCAACGAACCATCATAAAATCAAAATATGCCAAATCTCAAAAACAAATCGATCAGGATGCGTTTATGGCAAAGTTAGATATGGCAGCTCAAGTGACAAGTGGATTGGCTGAATTATTAGGAAAGGATACGGAAGCGGGTAAATTGGCAGCCGCTGCAACAGTTGGAATCCAAGGAGCTCAGTATGCATTTAAAACAGGAGCTCAAGCAGCGTCTTATTTTGCTTCAGGTAACATCCCCATGGGGGTGCTTGCGGGCGTTGAAACTGGTATAATTATAGCAAATACAGCTAAATCAATAGCTGATATTTATGCTGTAAAAACGGACATTGCATCAGATTCAAAAGCTTCTACATCTACAACTACTCAAGTTACTTCGAGCTATCATACCGGTGGAATAGCCGGACAAGATGCCGATAGCAGTTTAAAGTCAAATGAAATAACCGCTACACTCTTAAAGGGAGAAAAGATACTAAATATCCAGCAAAAAGGAATTTTTGACAAGATCTTGAATAACATTTCGAGTCTGGGCGGTCCTGCAACTGTAACAAGCGGGGTAGGAATGGGAAATGTAAACCAGGTCGATGCAATGGAAATAGCATTTGATCGCTCGCTCGCTAAAATGAAAAACCCTGTTATTTCATGGAATGACTTTGCGCTTCAGGCACAACGCCAACAACAACTTGAGAAAAATAAATTGGTTAAATAGTTAAAAATTATCATTTCAAGTATAAAACATTTATTCTGAATAAATTTGCATTCCTATAATCAACTAATAACTTATAAACTTAAAAATTATGTTACCAGCCGACCCTTTCAGATTGACACTTGACATTAACCAAGATCCTGATGCTATCATCAATTTGACGGCTGAGAATCAAGCGTTAATTATTTATATTCCCGATGTTCTCACTAAGACAGCCAGTGCGACATCAAAGAATATCATTGAAGTTCTTGCACTTAAACCGGGTGCACTTGCAAATAAAATCAACTTGCCTGGTGCAACTCCTTTTACAGGAAAGAAAGCCGGAAAGCTAAGCAATTTCGGAACTACGCACGATGAAGACCTGCCAATTTACATTCCTGGGAATACTCCTGCAACTGCAGAACTTGTAGACAGGATTTCTAAAGGTGGCCGGTTTATGATTATCGCAAAGCAAGCCGCTTACAAAGGAACATCCGCTTATCGTTATATCTACGGTTACGAATGTGGAATGTACGGAGATACTCCTACTTTGGACACTTCCAAAGACGGTGGTACCACTATCACCATGAAGTCAGTGAATAACTCCAAATCCGGTTATTTCCTTTACAAAACATCTGACGCTCTTACTCAGACCTTGGAAGATACATTGACTGTAGCGGCCGTTTAAAAAAATGACAGCTAAAATAAACAAAGGAAAAGCCCCTGAAATATCGGGGGTTTTTTTAAACCCTGAAATTGAGGTTTCAGCAAACGAAATCAATCCGGAAGTAATTCCAGAAGAAAAAATTCAGATGTCAGGCGGTTTATTCGTAGAATTTGAGGGTGAAACATACCACCGGTTAAACATCACGAATGAAATTGCAAAGAAAATTCTTATTGAAAATCCCGATTTAAAACAATTCTTCAAATAATGTCAAAAATAACATTCCCTGATAAAGTCGAAGGTCCTGAAGCGTACATAACGGCAGGGGATGTTAATATGATTAAATCCGTCGTTAATGATAACGATGCAGAAATAAGGACACTTATTGCTGATTTACCCGCTTCTCTTCCCGCTTCCGATGTGGCTTTATGGGCCAAACAGCCAAACAAACCAGCTTATAACTTTTCCGAATTACTAACAAGGCCAACGACTATTGCAGGTTATGGAATTACGGACATAGTAAACTTTCCCGGGTATGCAACTGCTACACCTATACAAAGTGCTCCAATTGGACAAAAAGGAACTTCATTATTAGTTTCCCGACAAGACCACGTACATCCTATTTCAATAGCATCAGGAGCAACTACGGGCTTGCTGGCAATGAACGATTGGAATACATTTAATAATAAACAGGACAAGCTTTCCGGAAACGGTTACCTGAAGCTTTCCGGTACGGACATTCTCTATGACAACTCTGTTTACAATGCTTTAACCGCTAATTTACTCACCGTTGATTGGGTAGCTAAATCCCTTGTTTCGGCAGGATTAACCACTACGAACGGATTAAGAATCACAAACGGAACAAAGTTCGTAAATCTTATAGTAGATGCAGATGGCAAGCTTTCTATTGACAAGGATGTATATTCTTTAGGCGATGTAAGCGGTTACGGTGCAGGCTCTACGGGTGGAGGTGGAACGGGTTTAGTTTCTCAGGTATT